GTTGTATTACCATATTTCACAATACCTCTACCATAGATTTGAGTTACAACTCTAAATAATAAAGCTCCTGTAGATACAGCACATGGTGAACTAGCGTCAACTGTTAAACCAGCTCCTGTATAGATAATTAAATCAGATAAGAATGATTCAGTATCCATTTCGTTACCATCAGGTCCGATTAATTTTCCTGCACCTGTGTCAGCAAAACCACACATTTTAATGATAACTTTTCTTGTGTTACCTGAAGCAATTACTGCTGCTCCATCAGTTGTTCCTGAAATAACTGCATCAACTAAAACTCCACCTGTCCATTTTTGGATAGTTGTTGTTGCTGTGATAGCTGACCAACGACCTTTAGAATAATCAAATAATCCTGGTGGGTCTAAACTTGGTTCGTTACCTTCATAGAATAAATCATAAAGATTTTTTTCATATACTGGGTTGTTTGAGCCTGAACCTGCTGTGTAACCTTCACTTGGAGAACCTGGATAATTTCCTGGAGACCCGATTGGTGCGTAGTGCTCACCTGAATACTGACCGTCAATACCGTCTTTGTATCCTTGAATTTTTGGTACAAAATAGAATAATTTACCGATTGGTAAGTTCATTGCTTGTACAGAAACGATATCATTCGCTAATAATTTAGAGAATACTCTTCTTACGATAGGAAATACAACAGTTTCAAATGAACCTGAAGACCCGTCAGAAGTTGCTTCGTTTATTAAGAAAGACGCTTGGTTCTCATATAACTGAGCTACGTTTTCTCTCATATGTCCTCTAAGACCTTCTAGGAATCCTAATTTATCCCATTTGTTGATTGTGTCTTCTTTAATAACTTTAAGGTGTTTTAACCCGATGTTACCAACTAGACCTGATTCTAATAATGCTCCCATTTTTTTTGGTTTTTATTAATTTTTATTTATTTTTATTTTAATTTTGACATTAAGTCTTTCATTCTTAAGAACTGTGGATTCTCATATGTTTTAGATTCAATTAGATTAATTGCTGAACCTGTTGAAGGTGCTTTAGCAATTGTTCTTTCTAATGACTCATTCATAGGTTGAGAAGAAGTCCCTGTAAGTTCATCCTTAATGACTTTGTATAAGTTTTTAGATTCTTTAATGTTTTCAACACCGTCAAATCTTCTTAAGATATTTATTTTTTCTTGTTTTGATGTTGAATGTTCTGTAAACAAACGAGTAGCGTAAGCTAAGTTTGAATTAAACACTGCAACCTCATTCAATTTATTTCTAAATACGTTAAGAGCTTTTCTGTATTCTTCATTTTTTTCTCTAAGAACTGTTAACTCAGTTGTATTAGTATTCTCTTTAATTGCGGTATTAAAAGATGAGTGTGCTCTTGGTTTTGGCAAACCACCTTTTCTGAAATTACTTCCATTACCTAATGTGCGAGAAGCCTCTTTTGTTTCAGCTTTTTTAGTTGTGTTAGCAACTTGCTCTTTTGTTTCTGTTTTTTTAACAGTTTTCATTTTACCTTCAAGATTTTCACCATCTTTGTAATCAAATTTTGCTTTTCCTGTACCCATAGTTACATTAGCAGATTTTTTTACAGTTTTGAAACCACCATTTTGATTAGGTTTAGTATCATATTTAAATTTACTAGGATTCCCTAATCCGGTTCCTTTAGGTTTTACAGTCATTTTAGATTCTACTACTGTATCATCATCCATGTCCATATCATCTTGTTCATCTAACTCTGTGTCGTCTTCGTCATCAAAAGAAATTTCATAAACGATTTCTTCATCGTCCATATCTTCTTCTTCGTCAAATTCTGATTCAAAATCTTTGAAGTGTCCATCAACATCTCCAATTTTATGACCATTACGTCTTTTAAAATCGTGTTTGTTTCCTCCAAACGCTTCACCCATTTCTGAATCTTCGTCGTCATTATCAAATACTCTAGATATGATATCTTCGATACCTTCAGAATCATCGTCTTCATCTTCGTCTTCAAATTCGAATTCGTCTTCGTCTTCGTCTTCGTCGTTAAATTGTTCAAACATTTCTTCATCTTCGCTCTCACCAACAATCATGTATTCTTTATTGTTCTCGTTGTCTTTTAAACTGATGTTACCAGAATCATCTTTAGTAACTACAATATTATCCTCAGGTCCCATTAATTGAAATACACGTAAGATTTCTTCATCGTCATCTACGTCAGTAAGGTCTATGGTTTCTTCGTCATCATCCATATCTACATTATCAGTATCCATGTCGTCTTCCATATCTACATCAACATCCATGTCATCCATGTCTGTATCCATATCCATGTCATCCATGTCAACTTCAGTGTCAATCTCTTCTTCTTCTTGTTCTGTAAGAGATTCTTTTACTAGTTCTTTGATTTCTTGCGACATTGTCGAAGCAAGTATTCCTTTTGCATTTTCAGCTACCGCTTCTTCCAAATTTTTCATTTGGATGATAGCTTCTTCAACTAAAGATTTTTCTTTTGCCATTTGTGTTTAAGTTATTTTAATATATAAATATCTCCCATTATTAAAAAATCATTATTTTTAATAATTTGGTGTTGAGTTTTTTTATAACTATAAATATTACCAAAAAAATAAAAGCATAAAAAAAGGAGACATTTCTGTCTCCTTTATTAATTATTGAATATAAATTCTTATTCTATCACTTCATCAATTTTGCTTTCAACAATTGCTGTGATTCTCCATTCCATTGTATAATGCTCAAAAACTTTCGTAACTTTCGCTTCTACATCAGTTGGGTTATAACCACTAACTAATTTTTCTTCTCTTAATTTTTTAATCTTTCCTGATGCCTCATCAACTGAGTCTAAGGTAATTTTTGCAATGAAATACTTCTCGTCCATAATTTTTTTTATTTAGTTTAATGACCTAAATAATCGTTTAATTTTTTCATTAAGTCAAGTGATTTATTACCTGAATTACCAACATGTCTTTCAACACTCATTCTTTTCTCTTCATCTAAGTTTTCATCATACAAACTTTTATCCTCTTTATTTAAAAATAGGTATGCTCCCGGTGTTGAAGGTGAAGACACTAAGTCAAAACAAATTAATTCAAAATCATCTTGTACTTCGTTTTGGTCACCAATTTTTTTAAGTGACCCAACACCCCTTGATGATATACCTAAAGTAACTCCTTGTCTTAAGTAATTTGCAGCTAAATCTCCTTTAGTTGAACAGATACCTCTTTCATGGTAACCCGGTGATGTCAATAATTTAATCTTTCCCATTAAGACGTTACCTTCCCACCATACTTCAGTGATTGCATGAGAAACTCTATCTAAATCAATTAGTGATGATTCCGGGTGATTTAACTCTGATAGAGCAGTACCCTTTTTAATCATTTTTTTATAATTCTCAGATTCTCTTTTTAATATACGTTCAGGGTATAATCTACCATTTCTATTTGGGGTGTCATATTTTTGTAATACGGCATAAAATTCAAATGGTTTTGAGTGGTCCAACATCTCGCTAGATTCTCTAATTAAAGTTTCGTTACGATTATCCTTTGGGTTAATATAACCCGCATCGTATTCAACTAATATACCTTTTCCTGATTCATTCGGTTGTAATATTTTTAAACTCATTTTAAATGTTTTAATAATAAATATTAAACATTTTCGGTTTGTGACGGATATTCAACGGATTTGATTTTTTTAGTTAGATAAAAGTTAAAATAATTATTTTTATAAAAGTTATCATTAAAGATTTGATTTGTTATTTTAATTAATGAATCTTTAATTTGTTTTGATTTAAAATCGAAGTTTTCCTCAATAATAAAAAAGTTAATTTCAATATTCATAAATGATTTTTTCCCCAAATTTAAACCGCTTGACCTTAAATCTAAATCAACGATAAATTTTGTATCAAAAATTTTATTATTTAAAGAGTCATAAACTGAGTGTTTTACTCCCCTACTTAGGTTTAAAACTGTTCGATTCCAATTATCACAATCATAGAATGGTTCGACCCATGTTTGTATATTTAAGTAAAGTGATTTTAAGTTGACAGAATCAACTGTTCCATAAACAACTTTTGCAGTTTTAAAACCGTTTAGTTGAGAGGTTTTCCCCTTTTTCATTAATTTTCATATTTTTCCTTTTATTTTTAAAAAAGATAGGTAAAAATAGGTGTTAGGTCAAATTTTTTGTTAATTTGGAATATATGTATAATATGTTAATAATTAAATTAGATAAAAATACATCAATAGAGAAAGCGTTAAAACTCTATAAAAGTAAAGTTATTAAGACACGTCAAAGCTCTGAACTTAATAAAAGAAAAGAATTTATTAAACCTTCCGTAAAAAAAAGAAACGTGTTAGCAAAAGCTAAACACGTTCAATTAAAATATTATTCGGATAATAATTAAAGATTTTCTTTTAAACTTTTAAGTTTAAAATAAGTCAACTTGTCGTATTTCTCAGATATCACTTTTGTAAGTGTTTCATCAATCCTACCTTTCACTGAATTATCTTCAGATGACTCTTTCATTGCATTTAATTTATCAACCACACTTTCTTTAAGAGTGTTAAATTTAATTGATAATTCTTTATCATCTTCAGACAACAATTTAACAATTTCTTTTTTATCAGACTCACTTAAACCATCAATATAATTTTTAATGGTTTTGTTTGCAACACTAACCATAGTTGATAATGGAAGTTCAATACCTTTAGTTTGTATAACCGGTATTTTTTTTAAATTTTCTAAAATTAAATTTTTACTTTTAAGTCTTGATTCAATAGTTAAAACATCTGTTGAAAATAGGTTGTCAATGTTTTCATATGAATTATTTGATTTCGTATTTTTAACCCATGTATTTAATTTTTTTAAATCTGCCGGTAAAATTTTATTAACAGCATTTTCATATAGAGTAATACATTCATGGATGTATTCTCTTGAATATGAATCATTCAAACCTTTTCTAGTGTTTAATTCATCATACATGTAGAAAATTTTACTAACATTTTTATTTTCTAATACAAGTTTTTTAAATGTTTTTAATTCGTCTTTAAATGTATCGTTTTTATACGATTCAAGTAATACGTTTTCTATCTTCGATTTTAATATTCCAAACTTTGTCATTTTCTTTTTAATTATAAATATCAATCATTTAAGATTTTATCCAATTCTTTCTCGATATCACCTAAAGAATTTCTTGCTCGAGATAAATCAATATACGAATCATCTTCAGTTAAACTACGGCTTTCCAATAAAATGTTCATATTCTCCCGTGTTTTTGATTCAGGTGTTAATTCTGCTTCACCACCAGCTTCAGGCGCTCCACCCGGTTCAGGTGCTCCACCCGGTTCAGGTGCTCCACCTAATTCAGACTCAAGACCACCTAAGGCACCTCCTCCACCAGCAGGTGGTGGTGCAGGAACAGCTCCACCAACAGCGGTTGTTCCGGATTTACTTGCGTATAATTTATCAATAGTATCAAATACTCCTGTATGAGTGATAATTGTTGCGGTATTAGTTAACTCAGCACCAACGGCTTTTTCAATACGTTGTTGTTGTAAATCTAATTTAATTTCTTCATCAGAGAATCCTAACACATGTTTTTTAGCCCATGTTACCGATACCGGAGCAATACCTTCGATAGCAGCCACTGCGTCTTTATACAATAAAATTTTCTCTTTCCAAATATCGATTTTTAATAAATCGGCTTGTGAAGATGGGTTAGTTAATGCCAATGTAAAGTTTGATAATTCATCCTCAAACCCTAATAAAAATAAATGAATAATTGCGATTTTGTTTAATTCTGCAATCATCGATTTTTGTATTCTATTAATTGTTCTTGCGAAACGAATATCCATTAATGATAGATTTTTACCATCACCAGTAACTTCTTCAAAACCTAAGAATGCTTTAGGTACACGAAGAGCGGTTAACAATTTCTTTTGGATGTATTCAATATCCGCAATCTCAGCTAAGTTTTGTGCTCCCGGTAATGTATCAATTGGGTTTGGTGCCGCAGGGTCACGAACAGGAATAAAGTAATCTTGGTCAACAGCCATTTGATTGAATCTCATATCAACATTACCTGTTTGAGAATCCACAACTTGACTTCTTTTAAATTTATTAGCAACACGTTGTACATACGGTTCAACATCTTTATCATCCATGTTACCAACATAAACTTTAAAAACACGTCTTTCAGGTGCTCTTGATGTTCTATAAATTAACATCGCATCTTCAGACAATAATAATTGTTTCCATATACGTCTTGCTTTCTCTAACATAGAAGTACCATAAGGAAGTTTTCTATCATCACCTAGTAATCTAAAGTGAGCTATCTCCCATGAATTAAACTCCATGTCTTTAACTTTCCATTTGAAACGTAAACCCCTATTTTCAAGTGGTTCATCAACATTTGCCGCCTTCGCAGCCATACCACGTTCCAAACGTTCAATTTCAATGTTTGGTAATTGCATACATCCAACAATACCTTTTTCAGCATCCAATTTTAGATACACAAAATTATCCCCATATTTACAAGTGTTTCTTGTCCACATAGGTAAGTTAGTATTTAAATCTAAAACATTGTTAAATAAATCCGTTAAGATACTTTTTATTCTTTTTGATTCAGAATAAATTTGTAACATATAACCATTTTGGTCAACAGTTGTTGATTCCTCACCATAGATATCTAATGCCGCAGAAATTTCAGGAGTGTACTCCATAGATTCATAATCATAAAATGACGCTAAACGAGTTGGTTCATAATATACCGCTTGGGTATATAAGTTACTCTCAATTTTAGTCCATTGGTTGGCTAAGTAATAAGTTTGTTGTGCCTGTAATTTTTCTCTCTCGTATTCGGCTTTAGATGTGGTTTTTAATAATTCCTTCTTATCTAACTTATATACGGGATAATCTTGGTTCAATAACGAGTTCGGTCCAAATGCTTTGGATAATCTTTGCCAAACTGTTAAATCATTATTTTGATTGTTTTCCATATGAAAAATTTAAATATTTTTTTATTTTAATAAATAGTTGAGATTAATCAATTATTATCATGGGATGGTTGGTGTGGGGGTTGGCATAGGATAATTTGCTGGTGGTGTTGGTATAGGGAATGGGTGACATTCAACAATTAAATTGTCATCATTTTCCGCAGTAATTCTAATATAATCCTCAGTTGCCAAGTAACAAATTTCAACAATTGGTGACGGAGTCATAGTAGGTGTTGGTGTAGGCGTTGGAGTACTTGTTGGTGGTGGTGTCGGTGTTGGTGTCGGTGTTGGTTCAGGAGTAGGTGTTGGAGGAAGAGCTCCACTAAACACATCAATTGTTTTAGGTTTTTTGAATTCCGGTGCAAATACTTTAACACTTAAAATGTCTTGACCCGGTACAACCATTCTAGAACCTGCAAAAATATTTCCAGATTTTTTTCTATTTTCAAAACTACCACCTTTTGTGGTACTTTTGTTCAATGCGGTATAGATAATAGATTCTGACGCAAAATTAAGTCCGCCACCACTAGGTTTAAAAATTGACTCAACTCTATAACTTAAAATGTTTTGTCCCGGAACAACCATTGTCGAACCAGCGATAGCATTACCTGATTTTTTCCTATTCTCAAATCCACCTGATTTACCAACACCAGTATTAAGTAAACCATTCGAGTACAAATCTGCATTTGCGTCAAAGGTTATACTATTATTTAATGATGAGGTCTTTCTATCGGTGGTACCCATTTATGTTTATTTGATAAATATTATCTATTCCCAAATAACCAGCCGTATTTTAGATAATCGTCTTTACTTATATTACCATTACTGAATTGACCAACTCTTTCATTGGTGTTAGGAATTACAGGGTTAAACGATATGGCTTCTCTAACATTATCATTATTACTAATCGACCAAGAATCAATCATCGCTTTGGTATGTTCAGTCACTTTTGTTAATTTACTGAATGAAGATTCTGCAACATATGTCGCCATAGCAATCGACATAATTAAATCGTCGTGATGACCCTTTTGATGGTCAGGTCGACCATTCATATAGATAAATGTATTCATTTCGTTATATAGTCTTGAACTATATATCCTGAACCCGTGTCTCATAACTTCTTCATAAGACGCTATAATTTGTACCCTCTTATTGTTAAAGTTAATACCAGGTATTTTTTCAGCAGCTTTTGGGTCGTACTTCCATTTGTTCGCGGAATCAACACCATCAATGTATAAATCTTTGAAATTCATTTCCTGTAACTTTCTCGCTGTCGATACTCCCATTCCACCTGTAATATCAATAACGACAAAACAAGAATATAATGTTGCCCATTTGTGACAAATTTCCGCCATCGTATCGGGGGGTAATTTTCCAACATATTCAGCAACTTGTTCCATAGTGTCAAAATCAACAATTTGAAAAGAACTAAAATCTTCTGAATCTCCACGAGAAACGTCAACACCCATGATATATTTATGTCCAACAATAGGGTCTTTCCAAATCCAAAGAGCGTTACCCATTCTTTTACTTATTGGTTCTAAAATCATGTTTTCACGAATCTTATTCATCATAATAGAATCAAATACGTTATCACCCGAACCTAAAAAGTTACATTCTAACTCCTGAGATACTTTACGTTTATCGTATTTTAATTTTTTAACCATCGCCTCAAACCAAGAAGAACAAGGTTTAAAACCGGCATCCATAATAATTCTTAATTCTTTGTAATTTCTATCCTCATATGGTATTTTAGCCCAATCAATAATGTCGTCCGGTTTGTAATCTTCTTTATTTAATAAATAATGAATAACATCCTCAGTTTTAACTAAATATAAATCTTTAGTATAACGTGGGTCACGATACCAAAACATTTCTGTAATTTTGAAATCATTCATATTACGTAATGCTTGGTCATATATCTCATAATAAATCGCGTCATAACCATTAGGTGTGGAGACAACAATTACTTTACCACCCGTAGATAGAGAAGCCATACAGGCAGCCCAAAAGTCACTATCAGCCTCAATAAAGGCTGCCTCATCAAATATAAGTATGGTTGGTGTAAATCCACGTAAGGCATCCTTAGATGTCGCAACGGCTTTAACCTCACACCCATTTGTTAATTTATAATGTTTTTGAGAATTTTTTGTTTTGTCAAAGTCAACACCTGTCCAAGAAGGCCATTGACCAACAAACGCTTTTATTTTATTAGCCATCTCTAATGAGGTGTCTAATTTATTGGCGATAATTAGAATTTTTTCAGGGGTTTCTTTTCTTGCGAATACAAGTTTTCGTGACATCCAAGCCGCAGTAACTGTTGATACTCCGGCTTGTCTATACTTCAATGCAATGTTTTCATTGTATTCTTCGTAATCTTGGAGTAAGGATAATTGGTCAGGAAAAAGTTCCAATGGAACATATTTTTTAACTGTATTATCGTATGTTTCTAAATACGTTTTGAGTGCGTACTCAACATCTCTACTACATTTTACGTATTCTATTAATACTTGTTCTTTAGTTAAATTTGACATAAGTCAACTTGGTTATTAGAATCCAAGAGATGATAAGTCAATATCGTCTAAATCATCAAAATCATCATTATAGTCATCATCATCACTATCTTCATCAGACATTTTTGATTCGTACTCATGTTTTTTAAGGATTTCTACAATCTCATTAACCATTCTATCAATCATCTTTTTAGCTTCCGGTTTATCTGCCATAATAGCTTTCGCTAATGTTATAAAATCTTTTGCTTCTAATTGAGACAATTTCATAAATAAATATTGTTGAAGATGTCTTTGGTCCTCTTCATATAATTTGTCAGGCCAAACATTTCTAAATTTTTCCCAAAATATTGGTCCTAACCTTGAATCCCATATTTCAGCTGGTAATGTATCTTCAGCACCAACAACCATACTTCTTTGAACAGGGTCGTTCGGTAAGCCTTGGTCACCATATAATGAGTAAATACCTTTTACAATTTCGTGAACTAATAATGGAAAGGTAAAAGCTTTTGCTTTAATTGTTGGTGGGTCAGTTTCAGGGTCTGCTTCAGATTGTCCCATTTGACCACTACCACCACCTGCCATTCCTTCCATATCAGGATATAACCAATATAAGTGTTCCATTAATGATTGTGTTACACCATATAAATTTAGTAGCTCAGGATTCAATCTATTTATTTCATCACTAACTAATGTATACATATGACCACCTTTAAATGCCGCTCCTTGAACTAATGAATTAATCATTCTTCTTTTCGCTTTTTCTAAATTAAATTTTTCCATAGAATCCATAAAGTCTTCTAT